AACGAGGACGTCGGTCGCCGCGGCTGCACCGTCGCCATGCCCGGCGATCGCGAGGGCAGTGCGGAGCAGTCCGGTCGCTCCGCTCGCATTGTCGCCGTGACTGGCGAGACTGGCAGCAAGGTTGAGTGAATCGGTATCCGCGGTCGCCGCTGTGCCTTGCCCGGACAGGTAGGCGGCGAGGACGAGCGTGTTCGTGTCGGCGGTGGCAGCATCGCCGTGACCGGCGATGAGGGCGGTGATGACCAGTTGGTTGGTGTCGGCACACGCCGCGTCACCGTGACCGGTGAGCGCAACCGCGCTGCCGCCCTGGGAAGTGACGGTGAGGTCGGCCCGTCCCCCGGACGCCTGATCACCGTGTCCGGCAGCGGCGGCGGTGAGAATGAGCAGGTCGGTGGTCGCACTAGCAACATCGCCATGACCGCGGAGGTCGGTGGTGATAACCAGCAGGTCGGTATCGGCGGTAGCGGCAGTGCCCTGGCCGCGAAGGTCAGCCGCCAGCTTGAGCAGGTTGGTATCGGCCGCGGCCGCGTCGCCGTGACCGGCGAGCAGAGCGGTGATGACGAGGAGATCGGTGTCAGCGGTTGACGCATCACCGTGGCCGGCGAGAGCGGTAGCAAGGTTGAGTGAGTTGGTGTCGGCGGACGCGGCGTCGCCATGACCGCGGAGGTCGGTGGTAAGACGCAACAGATTGGTGTCCGCGCTGGCGGCAGTGCCCTGGCCGACGAGCGCGACCGCGGCGCCGACACGCGCTGGCGTGAGAATCTGTATCGGGAGGAGTCGAGGTGTCGGCGGTTGGAGAACAGTTCGTTGCACCGCGTCCGAGAGCACCGGGACCGCGGAGACTTCCCAGGCGATGCCCCCCAAGTTCGTGCCACCGCCGCCGCCTACGACCGCGGTCGGGTTCGCGTCCGCGGAGGCGATCCATTCGACCTCGGTGCCAATGTTCGGGAGTGTTTGCGCGACGTCGAAGAGTTCGGTCCACCCGGTCTTCGGAGTGGTATTCGTCGCACCACCCGACGCCCAGACCGCGAACGAGGCGTTAGCCGGTGACGCGAACGGTTGCAACTGGATGCTGGCCGCCTGCGTGGAGGCGCTGGTTTGGGTGCCGTACTGGACGATGCCCGGATAGGTGGTTCCCGACGGGAACACCCCGGTCAGTTCGAGGATGCTGCCGTAACACCCGGTCGGGGTCCCCGGAAGGTTGACAGTCACCGCCCCGGCCGTGGCGGTGGTCGTCGCGACCCACAACTCGACCTTCATCGTCGGGGTCGCGACGCTGTTGAACCCGACGGTCAGAACCTTGGTGACGTTGGTCAACGAGGTCGCAGTGATCGACGTGGCGTCCCCGACCGGGCCGACCGCCTGGCTGTGGTTGACAACGATGTACGCCACCGCACCGACATTGGTGGGGGTGTACGTCCCCGATACATAGCTGCTGAGATCAGCGTTCGACGACCACAAGTTGGTGCTCTGGGCAATACCGATCATCTAGCTGGTTACACCCACTGCAGCACTTCGAACGTGTACTGCAGGTCGGTGGCAGTGGCGAACACGGCGGGGGCACCGAGAGCGATCACGTTGAGGAACAGGTTCGCTGAGCTCGTACACAGATAGGGAAGCCACAGGTTGCCGGTGTAGGAGACACTGTTCAACGCTGACGTGACCGGCGCCGCGACCTGGACACCAACAACTTGGAGTCGGGAGTTGGCGTCGGACCAGGAGTTCGCCGCATTGTCCGCCGCCGGCGACGACGCGGCCGAGAAGAGGCGGATGTCGAGGGCGCCGGTCGTGGACGCGGTGTTCGAGTTCTGCACCGTGATCGCGGTGACGACGCCGCGTCCACCGGTGGTGGCGGCCATACCGGTCGCGGTGGCTTCGGCGCCGAGCATGTCACCCGCGGTGTACGCGGTGATCGAGGTTGTCAGTCCTGACGAGGCCACTGCGACAGTTGCCGGCTGGAGAGTTGACAGTGCCATCGTTCAATCCTTTAGTAACCGGCGAGAGCTGATTGGCGTTCCACGAACCAGTCTTTCTGGGCTCCGGTGACCGACGGGTTGTGCGGGTCGAACACACAGTGGCCGTCGAGGGTGAAGTGTTCGCGGAGCTCGTGGTCGACGAGGTATTGGAGGTTGCAGAACAACCGCTCGAGGACCTGCTGTTCGGTCCAGTCCGGGTTGACGACGAACTGGTCGGCGAGCCCGACGAACTCTGCATCGGGGATGCGGGAGTCTTCCGGGGTTTCGATGACCCGCAGATGGACAGTCCGGTTGACAGTCCAGAAGTTCCAGCCGGGGAAGTTGACCCGCCCGACGAGGTCGTCGAGCTCGCTCGGGATCATTGGCTGTCCACCAGGGTGTCGGTGTGTCCGCGGTCCCAGATGGTGTCCATGTGTCCGCTGTCGCGTATGGTGAGCGTGAACGCGTCGGGGTCCTGTACTGCCCCGAACAGTGTCGTCGTCGCACTGGCAGCGGCGGCACCGCGGCCGGTGAGGGCGAGAGTGAGAACGACGAGGCTGGTGACCGCCGAGGCGGCGGTACCGGTACCGGCGAGGGCGGCGGTGAGACGCAGCGCCGCGGTCCCCATGACGGCCGCGTCACCGTGGCCGGTGAGATCGACTTGGGGACGGACGATGAGGTCGAACGTGCCAGTGTTCGAGTTGTCGCCATGACCGATGAGTTGGGCGATCTGGATCCCGACGCCGGTCGTGGCGGCATCGCCGTGACCAGCGAGCGCAGCGGCGAGGACCACCCGGGTAGTACCAGTGGCACTGGCGGTGCCTTGGCCGGTGAGGTCAACGATGCCTTGGGTGTTGATGGCGATCGCCGATGAGGTCGCCGCGTCACCATGTCCGGACAGGTAGGCGCCGAGAACGACTTGGTTGGTGTCGGCGCTGGCCGCATCACCGTGACCATCAATGAAAACGAGGTGTTGGGGGACGACGGTGAGATCAACCGTCGCGCTGTCACTGGCATCACCATGACCAGCGAGGAGTGATGCGCCCCGGAGCAGCCATTTGGTGATCAGGTACGACTCGACCGCGGTGACTTGGTCTGGGCTGAGTGCCTGGTCGTAGATGAGGATCTCGCCGACGAGACCGGTCGCGGTGGCGGCGACATCGGGTGGGAATGGGATACCACCGATCCCGATGTCGGTGGCGTTGAAGTTGGTGTCGACCGTGAGATTGCCCGGTAACGCGACACCGTCGATGTTGGCAGCCCAGAAACCGCCGTCGCGGAGAATGTCGTAGACGAACGCGATGGTCCCGAACCCGGCGTCGGCACCGGTGACCTGCGTACCGTTGTAGTACGAACCCCCGTCGGCGAGATCGATGACGGACAGACCGGCGGTGTTGTCCCAGTCGGACTGGACCCCGTCGGTAAGAGCGAGGAGCCGGTTGCCGCCGGTCGCCTGGGCAGCGACGAAGACGGTTATCACCGAATCGTGGAGGGTCAGACCGACACCGGTCAGACCCCGGCCGCTGAGATCGTCGAACGAGATGGTGTTCTGGTGGCAGATCGTCCGCAACCCGGTCGAGGGCTGCTTAAAGCCGGTGGGTTGGGTGACGTTGTACCCGTTCCCCGACTTGTCGTTCCATTGGACGACGCTCGAACCGGTACTCGTGATGATGGTCGAGAGGTCGGTCGCGTCATACCAGGCGAGATAACCGAAGATGGGTGGCCCGACCACCAGCGGTACGCTGCCGCCCGTCGTGCTGTCGCCGTGGCCGGTGATCGGGAGCGTCAATGGCAGATCGCCTCGACCGCCCGCGGCGGCATCGCCGTGACCGGAGAGGTCGATGTGCCCGCCGGTGATTCCCAACGGGGGTCGAACCCCGGCGCTCGCAGCACCGGTCCCAACGAGCCGGGCCGTTTCAATGAGAAGGCCAGTGCCACCACTGGTGGCAGCCCCGTTCCCGTCGACTCGGGCGACAAGGTTCAGCGCCACCGTCGGACTCGAGGCGGCGGCGTTGCCCTGACCGACCGGGCTGATCGCGATGAGCAGGCTGGTGCCGGTCGCGGCGGCGGTGCCGGTACCGGTAGTCACGATTGGTAGCGAGGTGATGTTGTCGGAGTAGAGGACGTTGGTGGGTTGGGACCGTCCGAGGCGGGCCATCGTCTACCAGTTCGAGGCGCGGAACATTGCCGTTGGGGAAATGATCGGCGACGGCGCTGGCGGCGGCGGGACCGTGTCAGACAGTTCGACCAACATGCACGCACATCTGGCCGCGCCGCTCCATGTCGTCGTGAAGCTCAACCCGCTTGGTGTCAGGTTGTACTGCTGGTCGAGACAGAGCGCGTTCGCGGTCGTGTTTGCCCGGCCACCACCCAGTTCGGTATATCCGGTGGCCACGGTGTTGATGCCGTTCTGTGATTGTTGGGCCGGGAATCCGACCATCGCGTTCGTCGCGATCGAGAGCGGATTCGGGAGCGTTGTCGTGAACGCCGCCCCAGTCTGGAGGGTGTCCGAGTTGTTGGTCTGCACCTGGGCCGCACCACCAGTCCCGACCGTGGTATCGACGCCGGTGTACACGCCGATGTTCCACACACACGAGGTCTGGCTGGCACCCCAGGTGATCGTGATCGCGCCGGCGGAACCAGTCCCTTGCGCCGCGTACACGACCATCCGTTCGTTCGGGGTAGCGATCACATCCCAGGACACATGCGTGGTGCCCTGCAGGTTCGAAATACATGCCCCCGTAATCGTCGGGCTCGCCTCGGACTCGGCTGTACCCACTGTCGTCGCCGATCCGACCACAGCGATGAGCACAAGACTGCCCAACGGTGGGGTGATCGACGCGGTCGTGAACACGGTCCCGTTGGTGGTGCTTCCACCGAGGGTCGACTGGGCGGAGACAACCGCGATGGTCATACGAGTGCCACTCGGCGAGAGGTTCGCTGCCCAACAGTCGAGTACACGTCGAGGGTGACGTACAGTCCGGCGGTACCGTTGGCGACCACCGCGGTGCAGTCCATGTACTGGTTCGGGATCCCCGCAGTGCGGGTCCCACCGTTGAGGTTCATGACCATCTTCGATTCGCCCTGACCGGCGATCGTTGTCCCGTTCGCGGCGAACAACGTCCAGTGGACATGAGCGATACCGAACGGGTGTTGCGCGGTGAACGTCAACGTGACGGTGTTGAACGCCCGTGATTGTGCGATCGTGCCGACCACGATCGACGAGTTGTCCTGCGGGGTGGTGGAAGTCGCCGCGAGCATGCCGGCCTGTCGACCGGTCGGGAATGTGTATGGGCTCTGCCCGAACCACTTCGAATGCTGCCCACCGGGGTTACGGGTGACGTTTTCGGCATCGCCGGGTTGACCGGCCGGCGAGAACTCGTGGCGACGACCACCCATCGACCACTGTCGGGCGAGCTCAAGCTGGCTGTTGTAGTCCGCGACGCTGAGTTCGGAATCGAAGTAGAACGGGGTCGGATCGCACGACGACCAGGTATAGAGCCGGTAGTCGATGAGTGACATCCAATGGTCCCGCGACGCGTCCGGGAGTGTCTGGGAGAACTCGGCGAGCATCCCCTGCGTGGACCATTTGATCGCGGTTTGCATCGACGCGCCGGTCCCGCCGGTGTCGACCCGGTAGCCGAGGTGATGGTCGAGGTATGCGAAACGGCCGGTGTTGTTGAGCTGCGCCCCGGCGCGCATCAGCCCGTAGACGTAACACATCTCGCGGAGCGTCAGGTTCGAGACACCGTTCGGCGGGTTGTAGATGTTCGTGTCGTAGAACGTCCGCCCCGGAACCGGGTGGTAGATGAGAATGTTGCAGTCCAGGAAGTTGGTGTAAATCTGGATGCCCATCTGGTAGCCGCGTAGTTCGAGTTGGGTGCGAACCTGGGCTTCGGTTTTCCCGGCCGGTGGTGCCTGCGCGGTTGGGTCCCACGTCGGGTTCTCGGTATCGAAATAGAGGCCTTTGCAGTTCAGGAACGCGGCGCCGGCCGCTCGGGTCGCCCACTTGGCGTTCAGCGCGGTCCACGTCGGGTCGTCGAACAGAGTGCTCATGTCCGCGGCGAGGCCCCACACCAGGTAGTTCTCGAGCGTCGGGTCAGCCGCGAACGCTTTTTTCAGACCGAGGTTCACTGGGGTTCCGTACGCTTGCCCGTTGATCGTCGGGACCCCGAACCCTTCGTAGGCTTGTTGCCAGTCGTAGTTGGAGTTCTGTCCCACTGCGGTCGACCCGAGCATCAACTGGGTGCCTTGGACACCGACCCCGCCGAGTGTGCCGCCGTAGCCGGCGAATCCCATCGTCGACTTCCACGTCCCGATTTGCGACACGAACAGGGTCGCCGGTTTGAAGCTGTCGAGGGCGATCATCTTCGAAGCGGGGACCGCGGCGGTGATGTCCGGCAACAAGACGGGGACACCGGTCCCGGTGAATGGTGTCGCCACCACCGGCGACGACGGTGCGCCTTCCCCGACCGCGTTGACCGCGGCGACGGTGTACGAGTAGGCGACGTTGTTCGCCACCGCGTTGTCGGTGTACACCGTGGCAGTCGTTGTCGTATCCGGCGGGTTGAGGATGACACCGTCGCGGCGTAACCGGTAGCTGGTAATCGCCGACCCGTTGTTCGCCGGGACGTTCCATGACAGGGCGACGGTCCCGTTCCCGGGCACCGCGTTCAGCACCGGCGCGGACGGTGCTCCGGGGGGTGCGACACCGACCGAGATGGTCTCGACCAGATGGTTATTGGTGCGGTCCGTTTCAGAGAACCGGATGTTGCTGTTCACGTACGCGTCGACCTGATAGGTACCCGCGGTCGCCGTCCAATAGTTCACCCCGACGGTGTTGCTGCCGTTAGCGACCATCGTGACCGACACACCCGCAGCGATCGCCGCGGTCTGGTTGTCCTCCCAGGTTGTGGTGACCTGCGTGCCGCCCTGGCTGATGGTGAAGAGGCAGTCGACGATGGTCCCGTCGGGAGTGGGCCCGGCGCCGATGTTCTGCACCACCGCGGAGAACACCACCTGATCGCCGGGGACGGGGGTTGTTGGTGCCCAAGTGATATCGGTGACGGTCATGTCCGGGAGAGCAGCGAACGTGAGACTCGAGCCTGCTGATGCGCTGCCGTTCCCGTCGATCACGACCGGGCCCGGCACGAATCCGGTCGGGACGTTGGCGAGGCGGGCGCCTTGTGCCCCCTGCCGAGAGAACGGCACCGGTCTAGCAGCGCGAGATGGTCAGGGTTGCCCGCACGTTGACCGTCGCGGGTGCGGTGCAACGAACCACGAACCCTTCCCCGAGCGCACAGTCCGGTTCGGTACCCAGCGGGTAGTCATAGACGATCACCCCACCGTTCGGGGTGAGGAGTTTCTCCTCGAGCACCGAGATGACCGTCGGTTCGTTGCCCGCGGTCCACGTCTTCCCCGCGGTTGCACCGACAGTCAAGACCCGCCCGACAACTTGGACGGGTGTCACTGATGTCGAGTTCGTTCCCGGTCCGTTCGTTGCCCAGGTGCAGTAGCCGATTTCGACGAGGACCGGGACCGCCGAGCTCGTGACGCCGTCGAACGCGACTTCGTACTTGCAGAGCACGAGCCCTGAGTTGGCATGCGCCTTCCAGCCCAGGATCGTGCGTGCAGTCGCGGCCGTGAGCGCGATGGCACCGCCGGTGATCGCCGTGTACCGGGGAGCCGGCATCAATAAACATCCGGGGGATCGCCGAGCTTGATCAGCAGGGTGTTCGCCGCGAACGACGCGGTGTCGTTCGTCTGGATCGCTTTCGCGTTCGTGAGCGTCCCCCAGAACCGGACCAGACCGGTCGCCAGGGTGGCGACGGAGAAGAGACCGAAGTAGGAGACGGTGCCCCATCCGCCGGTCGCCTGGTTGAAGGTGATCGCACCCCCATACGACGTTGAGCTCGGGTCACCACCGCTAGCGGCGGTCCATGTCGCCGGGGTCAACGTCACCCGCGCATACGCACCCGCGGACGGTTCGGAGAAGTTCCCGGCCGCCTCTGTCGGCAACGTCGTACTGAGCGCGACATACCACGTGGGGACGGTGTACGCCGTCTTCCCGGTGTAATGGTCGAGCATCTTCATTTCTTCGCTATCGACGAACCCACCCATCAGGTGATCCTTTCGACGTGAGACTCACTGGAGGTGAGTTCGGTGGTTTTCACATGCCCCGACTCGAGGCGCGTATCGACGAAGATCGGGTAACCGAGTTTGCGGGCCTCGAGGCAGAACCAGATGTCCTCACCGGCGACGATGTCGGGGGCGACTTCGTCTTCCCGGAACCAGCGGTACGGATGGGAGGACTGGATTTTCTCGAAGACGTCGCGGTGGACGAGGAGGCAGTGGCAGCCGGTCGCATCGACCTCGTTCAACCCGAGGACGTAGCTGGTGACTTCGCGGTAGCCGGCCCACTCACCGTCGTCACCCCACTCGATCTTGTACATCGTCGGGAGAACTTCGATCTGTTGGCGGCCGAACTCGTCGAACACCGGATCGTCGTGCTCGTCTTTCTTGCCGCGCCGTTGATGAGCGAGCGCGCCGACAATCGGACGCTCGTCCGGGTCGGCGTCGTCGAGGAGCAGGTCGAGCATGTTCGGGGGGAACGTCGCATCACTGTCGAGGATCAACAACCACTCAGCACGCTCCTGTTCGAGCATGTCGTGAACCATCTGATTTCGCGCCTTGCACAGGTTCGCCCCCGAGAACTGGGGCGCGAAGTTCAGGATGCGTTGCGATCGCCAGGTGTCGTGGATGAACAGGCCGAACAGGCAGTGGTGGAACTGCTGGGTGATCGTGTCGGGGTGCAGGTAGCCGACGATCACGTTCTGGGTGTTAGCCATTCCCGACATTCACCGGTGGCTTCTTCGCCCCGTTCGGGGCAGGTGCCGGGAGCGCGGGTGTGGCCTTGGTTTTGTTCGGGGTCTCGTCACCGGGGACACCGGCCGGGGTCTCGCCCGGTTGCGTGTACGCCTGCGCGCCGGGGTAGTAGACCTCGCCGGTGTGGGGAAGGCTGCCGAGCCCTTCACCGGTTTCGACGACTTTCGCGACCGCAGCGCCTTCATACCCGGCGCGGACGAGGTTCACGATCGCGGTGGACTTGTCAAGCATGATCTTCGCCGCATCGGCATTGCTATCGCCGAGGGCGGCGATGCCTTTGGAGTCGTACCAGAGCTCGCAGCCGGCGGGGACGGTCAACAGATGTTCGAGCGTCGCGACTGCGCTACGCCACTGGGGGCGGGCCCACAGGTCCGCGAAACGGCGCATCGCCTGCTGATAGTTGCTGTACGTGGCGGCCTGCAGGCCTTCTTTGAGCCCGACGACGATGCCAGGGACGCCGCCGGCGGTGGCGATCCGGTTTTCTCCCGCGGCTTGGATGACATCGAAGTTGATGGCCTGCATGTTCGACCCGATGACCGTCGCGTCCGCCCCATCCTCCAACAACATGGAGCGGTAGGCGTTGTCGAGGCCTTCGTGACGGGCTTGGAGCTCGTCCCGCATCCTCGCCCGTGATTCGGGGTCCAACTTCTTGTCGACCTTGATGAGCAGGTTCGGGGTCGCGGCCCGTTCGAAAAACATCTGCTTATGCCGCGTCATGGCGACGTCGGACTGGATTTCCATCAGGATCGGCGTGAGCCAGGACATGCCCCGGAAGTTGGCGTACGGGTCAGGGATCGGCGCCCAGTGCGCGACTTCCTCGGCAAGAGCGAACTTGGCGTTCTTGCTTCCCGGACCGTCCGGCTCGTAGAGATACCCGGCGACGCCGTACCGGTCGGAGACGATCGTCACCCGGTCGGGTCGCCACTGCTGCAGCTCGGTCGGTGACGCCTTGTACGTGTAGCTGTTCCCACCGAGCGAGGCGTGTTGTTCCATCCGGTTGAGGAGATCACCGAGACGACCATCGACCCACGGGTTCTGCAACAGGTCGAGGGCATGGTTCGTGAAGATCGCCTTCGTGGCCTTGTTCCGCCACGCCAGCTCGACCTCGGAGAATAGCGACATCCGCGCCAGGATCGTCGCGAACACCACCGAGTTGCCCTTGTAGCCCGAGCTCACATAGGAGCGGAAGTCGTCTTCGATCTTCTCTTTGGGGCGGGCACCCTGCCACGACTCGAACATATCGACGAGCCCCGACCGTTCCACCATGGTCGGCGGGCGTTTGAAGATCAGGCTCATCAGTCCCGCCACCAACACAAGCGCCGCCACCACGGCTCTGGTCCTTCGAACCACACCACGATCTCGGGGTCAGGTTCGGGGACATATGGCGGGTACGGCTTGGACCGTTCATCCGGAATACCAGGGTCCGGGCCACTGAGCGCGGGATGCGGTCGATCTTCAGGATTCATTCGGACCTCGCGTCGACAGTGAGCGCCCCGACGATCAAGAACAGGCCGGCGACGACCACTGCGGCCTGCCAGTAGATGAACGCCGTACCAGCGATGACGAACAGGGCGCCGGCGAGGAGACCGAACGCGGTGACGTTCTCGTCCTGGGTCATCAGAAGAAGCTGATGGCGGGCGCCCACGACTCTTCGGGCCGGGCCGCTTCGAACAGGGCGAGGACCATGGCGACCGCGGCGTCGATCCGGTCTTTCGACCGTGACTTGGCGAGGGTGAACCCGCGTTCGTTGTACCGGGCGACCGCGTTCAACACCTGGGTCTCGAGGACCGGATCACCGTCGTGGGAAATCTCGTGCCGTTTCACCATCTCGTACGCCAACCCCGCCGCCGGGGTCATCCGTTCGAGCGATTGGGGGACTTCGAGCATGGCGAGCCCCTCATCCACGAGCTGCTGGGCCGGAAGGTCGAAATATCTCGGGTCGTAGGCGATGCCGGCGACGTCGTACATGGCGTCGAGCTCCCGGATGAACCGCATCGCATCCGACACATCCAACCGGCCATCCGGCACCGGCAACCAAACCTTCGCCTTCACGTGGTACTTGCCGTTCGGACGCTGCTGGATCCACACGACGGCCGTCGAGTCGTGTTTCAGGCCGATATCGACCCCCACCCACGTCTTCGCCGACGGGACCATCTCGTACGGATCCTCGAGCGCCCGCCACAACGCCCGCCCATCCGTCCCCAACCACGATTCGACCCCATCGACCCACTGACCGAGACGGAAAATCCGGAAATGCGCCTCCGGCGACAGGGCGACGGCCGTGCGGAGGGCATCGATGTTCATGTAGCCCTCGGCGAGAGCCGGGTTCGCCTCGAACCACATCTCCTCGTCATAGATCGAGCAGTTCTCCGGCGCCGCATACTCGGTGAACAAAAACCCCGGCAGCCGGTCACCCGAGAGCTCCCGGGTCCGCAAATGCCACAGCGCCGAGTGACGGTCGAAACCGGGGGTACCGATCCCGATCACCAACGAATGTGGCCGCTTCCCGCTCGCCAGGAGCAGCGACGACCAGGATTCGATCGGCATGAACCCGACCTCGTCGCAAATAGCGATCGACGGGTCCAAACCCTGCAGACCATCCGGGTCGTTCGACTGAGGGAACATCTCGCCACCGTTGTGCGGCGTCCGGACCTTCGTCCCACCGATCGCCGAATAGATCAACGCCCGCTTCTCGAGCTCCTCACACTCCGAGATCGCGGCCAACGCCACCCCATAGGTGGTCCGGATCGCCTGGTTGATCGTCGTCGCCACGATCGGAACCTGCGGAGCACCCGACTCGTCCTCATCGAACAACGCATGCGCGGCGACCGCAGCGAGAAACGTGCTCTTGCCGTTCCCACGCGGCAACTCCATCGCCGCCGACATCACACCCGGCGAATACACATCCTCGAGCCATTCCTTCTGAAATTTCGCCAATTTCAGCGGTTTCCCGGCCCCATAGCCCTTCGGAGGCACAAAAAACGTCTGAATCCAGCGAATCGCCCGCAAATGACGCTGCTTCACCCGCCACGACGACCACGGCGGAGGAAACCGTTTCGGATCCCCCCACGGCGCCCGCTTCGCCGCATTCCCATCAGCCCTGCTCGCCATAGAGCCTCCAGGGCCGGTCTCAAAGCGTTCTACACGGCCGACCGAAACACCCCAACGGTTTTCTAACCGTTCGGAGCGGAGACGTCATCGGTTCACCACCCCCCGCGTTTCGCGATCGCGCTGGGGTGCAGGAGTCCCTGTGGCACTCCTGTGTGCCCTCGTGCCAGGCCGCCCGCCCTCGCCCTTGTTGTTGTTGTGTTAGGACAGCAAGGGAGGGGGTGGTGTCCCCTTGGCTTTGAGGAGGTTGCATGGGTGGCACAGGACTTGTGTCCCACCGGTGGTGGTACCGGGTATGACGTGGTCGAGCTCGAGGTTGTCTCGGCTACCACACCATGTGCACCATGGCTGTGCTGCTCGTGCCCGCTTGCTGTGTGCCTGGTGTGCACGCCCGTACATCAGGGTTCTGCAGGATCTGCAGCGTGAGTCCTTGTACAGGAGGGCGGGGCAGTGGTTGTTGTTGTACCCGAGGCATCGGTGTAGGGGGCGGCCTGCCATCAGGTCATGCCCCAATGGTCGATGATGCACAACCATGCCCGGTCAATCGCTTCCTGATCCATGACCCTGAACATGCGCTCCGGTACGCCATAGGCCTGGGCGAGGGCTGAGATCATGGCGTCGCGGGAGATGAGGATGTCGAGCACATTCTCACCTCGGTCTGGGTCAGTGGCGCTGCCATGGTCTAGTGGGGCTGGTGCTCGGCCACGCGTGGGCCAGTGCCCATCCGCAGGTAAGACCGCCGAGTAGTGCTGCAGCGAACTGCATCAGCCAGATCATGTGCCCCTTCAGACTTAGGGCGCGGAGCGCCAGCTAAGTCAAGATGTGAGTCACCGTACACCTATTCGGCCTATTGCAACGGGACCACCCATGCGGGCTGCCCATCCGCAGTCCCATTCAACACCACCCGTGAGACACCCAAATAGTCGCCGGTCGGTACCACCACCACCCTGGTCGCCGTCGCGAGGGCAGTGGCGCCCCGTTTCCTGAGGCTCACTACGGTCTGGCCGAGCACATCTGCACCAGCGCCGAGAGAGTTCAACAGGTGATGACCCGGACGATCACGAGATCGGTGTCTGACCAACGGCGAACCGAACCGCTCCCGTTGGCGGTAGCGATGGACGGTTCGATGATTTCATTGCGGGTCCACCAGTCGAGCTGTCTGTATGTGCAGCCGGCTTCTTCGGCGATCTGGTGGGACGTCCTGGCGGCGGGCGTCTCGAGCATGATGGATAGCTCCCGGGGTCTGGGGGGAGGAAAACGTATGTTCGGATTTTACCGTCGGCTCATTGGTTGCTCTCCTCGGTAGAGAGAAACCGGCCCGCGTCGTCCCATTTCACGCTGCGAACCTTCGTGCTCGGTGGTGGGAGCAGCAACGGTGCCCGATGCGGCCCCCGATGGCCCGCCCGTTCGTTACACCATGCCTTGTGCAGATTGATCGACGGGCATCCACCATCGGACACGTACTCGTCATGCGCGTTCATTCGTTGCTCTCTTCAGAAGAATGGCCCGTTCCGTCACAGTGCGGGCATTGGGGGAGCTTCCACGCCTCGCCTCGGGCCGCGTTGCCGACTCGTCCCGTCCCGTCGCAGTGCTCGCATTTCTTGTCGTTGCTCATTCGTTGCTCTCCTCAGAAACGACGCGGGCGACACCATGCAGCGAGCGGATGCGTTCGACCTCGTAATGCGTCACGGTCACATGAAACGCCGCGTTCTCGATCTCATCGAGAGCTTTCACTGCGCGGGCTCGTTCCGCTTCGGCCTCGTCGGCCCGCACCTGATGGTCGCAACGCTCGTTCACTGCATCCACAAACGCATCGAGCAGCACCTGCAACAGCCTGACGCCGTTCAGGTCGGTGCGTTCTTCGGTGGTCAGCCAGTGCTGCACTGTCTCGATGAGATCAGTCTCCTGTCTGCGGTTCATTCGTTGCTCTCCTCGGTAGAGAGAGGGTCATACGTGTATCCCTGTCGGTCGGCCTCGGCTACCAATTCAGCCCTGAGACGGTCTCGTTCCGCTTCGCACACATCAAGAGCGGAACGTAGACGGTCGCGTTCAGCCTCGGCCTCTACGGCCCGGTCGCGCCATTCGATGATCTGAGCGTGCAATGTCATGCCCCGCCACCGTTCGATCTCTATTTCGCGGTCCGCGCTCATTCGTTGCTCTCCTCGAACCTAACCATGATCTCGTCGTCGGGCGTGAAGACGTGCGGACCGTCATGGCGGTCGTCCAACATGCACGTCGAACCGACATCACGTTCATCGCGAGGTCCGTCTTCCCAGCAGCTCACCCTGTTCATTCGTTGCTCTCCTCGGTAGAGACACCGCAGATTCCCGCGCAGTGCTTCTGGCAGTCGCGTTCGCAGTCACCAGCCATGAACCGACCCGTTACCGGATGACGCAATCGTTCCGCCGCGTTCATTCGTTGCTCTCCTCGGTAGAGAGAGAAGCCGCCAGGAACGACCCAACACGCGCAGTCAACGGATCGAGTTCCTTACCCTCAGTGCCGCCGCCGCCAGCGAAGTACACGACGCTGAGCAGTTCCACCGCACGGTCTCGTTCCGCTTCGGCCCGTTCGGCGCGGGCTAGAAGCTCTCTTGCCATCTGGGCATCGAGTCCCCACGTATCAGTCATTCGTTGCTCTCCTCGGTAGACCGGGCCACAACCTCGCGAACCCACGTTTCATGGATCGTGCTCTGCAAGTCGTTCTGGATGAGCAGCAACGCTTCCACCGCGCGGTCTCGTTCCGCTTCGCACACATCAAGGGCAGCCAGAAGGTCAAGAACCTCGGTCGCCTTGATGCCGGGGTACGTCCAGCCCTTCTCTGCTCGGGCTCGGATCTCTGCTCGTTCCTCCGCGTCCACAACGCCTCCCGCGCTCATTGGTTGTTCCCGGTACGGGACGAACTGAAGTCGAGAACCTCTTGCGCCAACCGCTTCGCCGCGACCTCGCAATAACGCTCCTCAATCTCAATACCGATCGCTTTGCGGCCGAGATTCTTCGCGGCGCGGAGGGTGGTGCCGGAGCCCATGAACGGATCGACGATGCAACCCTGCGTGATGTCCACAAGCCATGTCATCAGGTCGAGCGGCTTCGTGTGCGGGTGACCGGTCTCGCTAACAGTTCCCGCCTGGCCGCATCGGCTGTGTAGGACACTGCTGCGTTCCACGGTGCGCGTGAGCCAATCACCGACCAGGAAAATGGGTTCGGCGTCGCGGCGGAATCCCGTCACTGAGCCAACCAACCCCGAGTCCGGAGGTTTGTGCCACACCAAGACCTGTTTCGTGTTGATCGGATAGGGCGCGTAGAAGGAGCCGAACACGACTGCCGGACGCGGCGAGATAACGCAGAGAGCCTCGTCGCGTGCTGCCGTGTCGTGATCGTTCTGAATGCCGTCATGGGCCCTACTTGCCCGTGCGTGGTTGGCGCCCCGCTTCCACGCGATGCCATACGGCGGGTCGGTCACAGCGACGTCAAAATCAACCGACGGCAGCAACTCGCGGCAGTCTCCGTGGTAGATGACACACGTCCCGTCGTCGTAGTAGGGCTCCATCAGGCGTTGCTATCTCTGACGCACCCATAACTGTCACACCCCCATGAGAAAATCAGGTCATGAACGCGGCGCTTCCGTCCTCCGAACCCTCGTCGTCGGTGCTGACTTCGACCAGCCGGTAGATCGGGACTCCGCCCTCCCGCGCCGGGCCTGGGTACGCGACCCAACCTTCGTCCACGATGGTCGAGGGGTACGCCGCACCCTTGACCCGTTCGAGCCGGAACGTGGTCTCGTCGCTCTCGGCCGCGATCGGCTGCGCCAGTCTCCTCATGGCTTCCTCGAACGGCAGGTCGATCTTCACGGGCATGTCGCGGTCCATGGCTCCTCATTCTGTCACGGCCCCCGCACGAACGAGAGCCTCCGCCGCGGTCGCCCGCTGGTACCAGTTGTCGCAAGCGACCCTGAGTGCCGCTATCTCAGCCCGATATCCGACGACCGCTTCACGGAGTGCTGCCAGTTCGTCCTGGTCCGTCTCCAACTCGGCAATACGGGCGTCCAGTTCGTCGGCGCGGTTCTTCTGGAACGCCGCAGCGACCTCCATACGCGTGAAGTCGGTCACGATTCCGCCCGCGGGTGGAATCGCTCCATGGACTGCACGTCACCCAACTCCGTGAGCCGGTCGCGCATCCACTCGACCGCATCGCAGAGCGCGAGCACGGTCGGCGTCCGGTCGGCTTCACGGATCGCTGACAGGTCTGCGTACTCGTTCATCAGTCCTCCATCAGTTCACGCAACGGCACGCACATGCCGCCACCAAGATCGACCCAGCTCTCGTCGAGGTCGGCGGTGTCTTCTTCCGTGTAGTCGTCCGAGCAGACGGCACACGCGCGCCATGCCTGTGAGTCGCCGTCGCGCCAGTCGGGGTGTTGGCGCGTTCCATTGCACGCCGTGCATACGCTCACGATTCCTCCTTTGGGTGCGTCACAGGTAGCAGCGCCATCTCAAAGAGTCGGCTCATTGGTTGTTCCCGGTACGAGACGAACCGAACATCAGACCGACACCGGAAACTCGACTGACGCCCCATCGAGCACCGCCCGACACCCCGGCCCATGACCCACCGGACGCACACATCGATAATCCGCGCCGAGGTGCGTGTAGATGTTCGGGCAACGTGGCAGCTCATCCGGTTCGGTGAGTTTCTCCTCGAGCCGACGTTGCTCCACCACCACCGCGAGCGCACGGAACACCGGATCCCGCGCCAACCACTGACCCCCCGCCGTCGGCCCCGAACTATGACGCAAATCAATCGCCTCCCTGGGTGGGAGTTGCCCGTAATGGACCTGGACGTCACGACACCACTTACACAACCGGAACGACGGACGACGCTCATCAACCTTCTCGAAATGGCCGAACCTCGCGCACGACACACACCCCGGCAGAGGACCATCAGCCGGCAACTTCGACTCATGCACCACCTCAGCCTGACGGTTCACGATCCGCTCGAGCGTGTGCGCCGCCGACTTCACCACGCCAACGAGCCGGCCGAGCTCGTGATAGTCGAGTTCAGCCTGACGGCATACGGCGTCGCGTTCTTTGCGTTCATCCGCCTCCGACGGAGTCGAACTACCACCCCGATCACCATCGCGAGGAAGACGGCCACCCGCACGATCCTCAGCCCGGCTCAATGCCAGGTCGATGCGGGTTGTGTGGCCCGGGTCGGCTTGGGTACCCGTCGACGTTCTCGCTACGACACGAGCAATGACGTCGCAGGCCTCGTTCAGATCCGCCGACGGTTTCAAGTTTCGTTTTCCCTCATCCAGGTCTCGAGGTCAGTGCGGTCGATCAGGGCTGGCTTGATGAGCCCTCCCGCTACCGCTTCGTCATACGAGAGCATTGGCGTCGTAGCGTCGAAATGTTCTTTGAGTGGTTGCGGGTACTCGGGACGGTTCAGCACCCGTTGCATCAACGCGGCTTCGCGTTGCTCTGCCCGGATCACCTCGTACTGCCCGTTTCCGTATCGGCACGGCTCCGGCGGGCCCTCGATCGCGATCTGTTCCGAGATGGATGGCCGTTCATCAACGTCGTACCGTTCTCGGAACTGTGCCCACGACGGTGGGAAGTCTTCGTGGTCGCGTAGCCAACGGAACGTCGTGAACGCAGACTTGGCGTCGAGGAGTCCCACAAGGTCTTCGAGCCAGAGCCGGTCAGCAACTTCGTCCTGAGCGAAGTTGGGCCACGAGCCCCGCATCAGGGCGAGGAGTTCGGCTGCCTCACGAGGTTCCATTGGGATTCTCCATGCGGGCGAGGTTGCGAGCGGTCATGTCCGAGCCCTTGGGCATTCGTGGCGCTGGTGGGTCCTCGCCCCGGTACCGGTCGCGGAAGCGTTCGATGTGTTCGGAGTCGCGCAGAACGAGCGTGATGTCGTCGTACCGGGTGCCGTTCGTCTCGCCTCGGTTGTGGGGAAACAACACGACGCCCTGGCAAGCCGCGATGAGGTCACCGGGGGGGTATCGCTTCAGTGCCTTGCGGATGCACTGCCGGCGTTTCTCGTCGAGAACGGCTCTGGTGTGTCCCGTGGCTTGCTGCCATGCGAAGAACACCGCGTCGAGCGGATCGAGGATGCGGTCGGGCGCGGCGAGCACCAGCTCGCCTCCCTCTCCAACTCCCTCTCCAACTACAACTCCTACTCCCTCTCCAGGGAACGTTTTGGAATCGTCCTCATGAGGCGTACGTTCCTCCTCATGAGACGTACAGTCCGGTGCCGGTAGGACGCTGTCCTTCGCGTGCTGCGGCTTCTGGTAGTCATGCCACCGCGTGACGACGAGATACCTTCTCCCGTCGACGACGTACCGGTGGATCAACCCGAGCCGATCGAGCTCCTGGAGCCACGAATCCACGACCCTCGCCGGCAATGGCGGCTCCGCGATCGGGAACATCTCCGACCGGAGAAACCGGACGTCATCTTCGGCGCGACCCTCGTCGTCACAGTGGGGGAGTAGACGCCAATAGCAGCGTTCCGCTTCAGCCGATGCCGACTGCAGCTTCTCGCTTTTGCACGCGTCATAGTGAATCGACCGGATGCGAGGCATATCCCGATTATCCGACGTCGCTGTGTGCAGTGATAGAGGCACAAGGTTGTGGTCGACGTGGGGAGAACTGCTTCGTGGTTCCACAAGGTGTCATTCGGCTTCCCATCGCTTCCCCCAGACCTCGATGGGGTGGAATCCGAGCTCGACAGCTACACCGTCGGCGTCATCGAATGGGATGCCCTGCTGCGCCCAGCGGTCGACGGTCCGCCGGCTCACGCCCACGAGCTCGGCGAGCAGCTTGTGGGGCGCCAGTTGTTCAACCGGCCGGCACGAGCACATATGGATGACGACCGCGTGGTCGAGCCCCGATCGGTGGAGGAGTGGTTCGAGCGGCAGCCGCCGCTTCATGGTCGTCACGACTTTGGCCGCATCCGGTGCTTCGAGATCCGCCCGCCGGCCACGATCGCCCGGTTCCCGCAATGCCCACACTTGATCCGGGCATGACAATCCGACTCGGCGATCGACCGACCACTGAACGGGCACCACGGCAGGCTCATGCGGCACCCCCGAACTCCTCAACGAGAGCGAACGCCACCGCGTACAGATCCGCTTTGCCGTGGATCACGAAGTACGGCTCGCCATCACCATCCGCCGCGAACGCAGCAACAAACGGCCGGTTATCACCGACTGCCTTCGCTGCATCCGACTGCGCTCGACTGTTGCGATACGCGGTCTGCACGGTCTTCGCTTTGGCGCCAGCCTTCGTCTCCTGACGCACTGGCCCGCCACGATGTTCCTCATGCCTTGTGTTCGCACCCGAAGCGAGGAGCGCCTTCGCTACGCCACGTTCCCGCCTATCGCCTTTGCTGCGATTCCGACGTCCACGAGCCGCCGAATCATCACAACCGCGGACACGTTCACGGCCATCACGGAACGACCGAGCCATCGGTGTGCCATAGATCGGGCACGACTCCCCGCTACACGACTCGCGGTCACCGTCACACTCGATCTTCCGGGGACCCGGCAGGGGGAGTTGGAACTGGCTCATGGCGAGACCAGGGCGCGGAGGTTGGCTGCGATCGACCGCAACGCCTCGAGCTGAGTTCGCGCATTACGACCCGCCTCGGCTGCCGACTTGAACCTTGCCTCGGCGATCCGATGATCTCGGTACGCGCCTTGCGTCGCGATGGCTGCGTGCGCTTCCCGTTCAGGAACCGTGCCCTCAGCGACGAGATACGCCTTCGCGTACTCCACCTTGAACGCAGCGTCAGCCTCCGCCGCTGCTATCGCCCGCTTCGCGAGTTGCAACGTCACCTGCTCGCAACGTTCGGAGAGCCGCATGATCTCCGACTCCACGTCTTCCTGCGCGAGCATCAGAAAGGTGACCCGTCGTACTCACTGAGGTCCGGCAGGTCAGCCAGTCCGTTGTCAGTGAGGGTTGGAGCCGGTGAATCCGGTGCTGCCGAGAGTGACTCTGCGGAACCATCGTCGGCACCCGGGTGGTCGGGCTGACCGGATCCACCGGCACGCAATGTCGCCACCCTGATGTTCGGTGGCGGGTCAGGGAGCTTCTTCAAGATGGTCAGGGCCTGGGATGCGTCCCGGAACGTCAGGTCGTCCTCGAGGGGCCACACCAGCCCGTCCGGGGGCCCGTGGACCTCGATCAACTGGTTCAGGGCGAACCGTTGCTTCGGGGTCGCGGGACGAGGCCCAGAGGAGGTCGTCTGGGCCCCATCAACCGCCGGGCCCGAGTTCGCTGGAGTCCGGGCCACATTTTTCGAGGGGGTGGAAGGCATAGTTCCCGGCTCTGCACCCCCACCCCCACGAGCCTGTAGTTCCTCGGTGCTCGCGACCTTCTTCGTGTCCGCCGCGAGCGCGGCCACGATGGCCCTGCCCCACGCGGAGGTTTCCGCCACCATGACCTCGCTGTCGCGGGTGTACGGCGTCTTGCCGGGGAACGGTTCCCATGCGACGCCCACACCGGGCCGCAAGTCATCAGGTGTCCGGTAGGCGGCGGCCGCGTAGACAACGAACACCCGGTCGCCGATGGTCTCGATCGTGAACGGTCGGGTCGGGTCGACCGGTTGGAGCGACCCCTCAGGATGCTTCGCCCGGAAAATGCCGATGCGTTCCGCGACGTCGACGTAACCGTCGAGGTCGAAGCTCATGAGTCCCACCGCTTCCGGTCCATCCGCCGATACCGCTTCCGAAACGCGACTATGAGGGGATCGTCCCAGTCGTCGAGAGGTTCGACCTCGGCACACACCTGACCGTCATCGAGGAGCGCCAGGCTGTCCGCAAAGTCAGGCGGGTCGAGCTCGTGCTCGTCATGGTGAGTGCGGTCGCGGTTCATGGCTTGTACCCCAGCAGCCAGACGAAGTACGCGACGAACTCGACGCCAAGCGCGATACCGACCGCCGTCATCCCCCCGAGCCAGGCGAAGAACACCAGTTGGCCGAGCACGAACACCATCGACGCGACACATGCGGCGACGAGCCAGAGGACACCCCCCGCGTTGCGGCGCAGTTCGTCCGTCGACCAGCTCATCGGCCGTCCACCAGCTCCCGGGACGACTCGACGATCTGGATCACCAGCCCCTTCTGGGGCTTCAACGAAGCCTGCAGCCAGGCGTCAGCGACCTTGTCGTCGTCGGCCAACACACAGATCGAGGCGCGGACGACGATCATCGGTGCCACCAGAAGAACAAGTCCTTCGCCGACTCGACCACCGACGAGGGGACACGATCACGGGCACGCAGATCGCAGAGAAGCCGGTCCGCGCACGTCCAGTGCGAATGTCGCCACTCGTTGTCGACCACCTCGAGCAGGTCGTGGCGGTTGGTGTGCCCGCAGTACTTGCACTGTCGCATCGCGATACGCTCCTGTCATCGGTGACGCCGGTCCGCTCTTGCCCAAGGGAAGGCCGGCGTCGCTGCTACTTCAAACGCAACGCTCCGCCGGTCAGGAACAGGCGGGCGGTGCGCTCCGACCACTTCGAGAAGTGGCGGCCGACATGACGCCGACGCGGGACGCGGGCAGGACAACGCGGTCCCGCGCCGGCGGCTGGGCTCACACCCGTGGAGGCTCTGGTTCTCGCGGGCGGGCCCGAGCCCTCAAGCTTGTCGATCGCATGCAACGCGATGAACGTGAGTGCGAGACCGACGACGAGGGCAAGCATCGGGCCGGTCATCCCATCACCAGCCGGGTGATGATGAATGCGACGCCGAACGCGATGCCGGCGATGACGACGACGGTCACGATCTCGAGCAGCAGCGGGTTCACGACGCCGCCGCCATGAGGCGCTCACGGATGGGCGCCGGGATGTCGGCGACGAGGGGCCAGTCCTTTTCGATGGCTTCGCGGTAGAGGCGACCAAGCCGCGAGCTGTCCCATACGAAGCGACGGTTTGGGGGTGCCTCGGCGTCGGCTCGGCCACCACGAACGCTCGGGCACAGACGCCAAGCGTCGTACCGGCCACCGATATTGAGCGCGAGACGAAGCGCCCCAGAGACCGGGAGGTGCTCGTCGCAGAGGGGATAGGTGATACCGACGGCGCGGCGAAAGGCGGCACCGCAGACGCGACACTCATGCGTCTGTGAGCGAATGAGCGCGTCCTTCTCGACCGCGTTGCGCGTTCGCGTCCGTGCCGCGTGGAGTTGGCGTGTGAGCGAGATCAACCACTTCGGGTTGTCGCGGGCAATCCATTGTCGGACGCGCTCACGCGTCACCCCATAGTCGTGGCTGATCTCTTCGAGCGTCTCCCCGTCACGCCACCGCTCATAGACGCCGGGATGTTCGACACGCGGCCGACCACAGGGCTTCTCCGGCTTCTCCGGCGTAGACCGGCGAGCGTTGTAGCGTGCCCCTTCGCTGTCGATGGCCTCGCGCTCAGTCGCTAGCGCCTCGGCCTTCGTGTCGAAGTGCTCGACCATCGTGAGTGAGACCTCAGACCACCAGGGTCGGTAGAGGCGGTGGTGGTGGAGGCGCTGCGACAGGTTCCCCGTACAGCCGACATAGAGCAGCCGGCCATCCGCATCGAACAGCCGGTAGACCGTGTAATGGGTCGGAGTCCCGGCGTATCGACTCATGCCGCGCTCTCAGATTCGGGAGACGGCTTGGGGAACAGCATCGCTTCGACGTCGTCGCGACGGAAGCGGTAGCGGCGCCCACCAGGCGTGAGGACCGCTTGGAGCTTGTTGTCGCGGACCCAGCCGGTGACCGTCTGCGGGTCGACTCGGAAGAGGTCGGCGACCTCCTGGGTGGTGAGAAGTACGTCTGCCATGCGCTAGCCATCATGGCATATGGCAGTTTGGCTTGTCAATCCAAAGTTTCTGACATGGTTGTGGATTTTCCTGTGGACAAGATAGGTTTAGCTATGGCATGATGGGTTATCGGACAGAAGGGATAGAGGAAGTGGCGGAGGAAGCGGTGGAACCTCAACCCCCGGCATGGCCGGAATGGACGCTCGGGGATCGGATGCGCAAGGCCCGCGACCACGCGGGTCTCTCACAGGACGAGATGGGGCAGAAGCTCACGCCGATCTCAGGTCAGCCGGTGAAGCACACGACAATCGCCACGTGGGAACGTGACGTTCACCAGCCGCGGAACCTCATGGCGGTCCTCGAGCTCTGGGCCGAGGTCACGAACGTGGACCTCCACTGGCTCGTCTTTGGGGGGGTGACCGAAGGTGCCGATAATCCTCGTTGTGTCGATCTAACGCTTGTGCCACATCAAGGGCAAATGGCGCTGCCTTATGACAGCATGTCATGGAGACCGGAGTTCGTCAACGACCTCGTCGGCGCGACATGAGCCGCGTCGAAGAACTCGAACGGGCCCTCGAACGACTCATCGCCGCGACCAACTTCGCGCTCGCACCCGATGCCCCAGCAGATGCGTGGGTGTTTGTCGCCGGCGCGACCGTTGTCGCCCGTCAAGTGCTCGAGGGGGAGAGGGTGTCATGACCAAAGGAGACGTCCTCTGCCGCGCCCTTTCCCCTTCGTAACACAAAAAATCCCCCCACCCAACCGGGTAGGGGACAATCGTGGCGGGAGGTGCCCCCTCCGCCCAATACGCGAGGTCTCCCGCCTCCCGCCACGGCTTAAAGGGAGAACACCATGACCATCGTCATCGTCATCGCCATCTTCGTCATCGTCGGGATGTGGGCCCTCAGCTCGCTCTCCCGCTCGGCGTACAAGGCCAAGGGCCAAGCGAAGTGCGTCTACTGCGGGAAGCGGCTCAAGAAAGTCATGGGCGGCTACGCACAGACGTGCGCCCACTGCACCCGCGCTCAACCGTGGGCGAAGAACGCCGTCTAGTTGACGAGACGGACTGCGGTCGCGACTTTCGCCAGTTCGGCCGCGGTCCAGTTCGGATCCAACAACACCTGGATGTCGGCGGAGTCGACGGCAGGGTCGGCCCAGAGGTAGCCGGCTTGAGTGCCGTCGGCGACGTCGATGACGAACGCCCCGTAGTCGACCATCGCCCGCCAGACCATCTTCCCCGGCGTGCTGGTCACCGTCACCGGAGTCGTGGCCGGGATCGCGAGCCGGGCGCCTTCTTTGATGGGGCCGTTGCTGCCGTCGGAGTTGATGGCTTCCCCGGTCGGCCCACCCGCGAGGTCGCGGCGGACGGCGACGGCGAGGGCATGGTTGATCCCCGTCTTCAACTCGCCGGGGACGATGAGACCGGCGAGGAGCGCACTACCGGTGGCGTGGATCCCGGCAGCGAGGAACGGGCTGGCCTGGCCCCACCCGCTGCCGTTGACGAGATCGGCTTTCGCCCACGCCGCCGGGTTCGCCGTGTTCCCGTTGCGGTTGAACTGCCAGAAGTCGTAGGACGTGCCACCGTCGATGATGACGATGCTGCCGTCCGTGCCGGTCGCTCCTGCCGCGCTGGCGGGGAGGTGGAACGACAGTTTGGTCGCCGGCCATCCCCACGACCCCGGCGCATTCACCGTCACCACCGGGCTCGAGCTATCCGTGTGAACGACCGGGACGCCGTAGGCGCCGGCGTTGATCCACCAGCCGCCCTGATGTAACCCGGCCACGTCCGCGAACGTCGGACTCTTCAGCTTCGTGTTCCAGCTCGAGGACGCCGCGTAGAACTGGCCCACCACCGGCACGGGCGGCGGGTCCGGGACTGGGATCGGGACTGGTGTCGTACCCTCAAGGGCTTTGAGGCGGGCATCGAGGGCACTGTCGACGGCGGCGAGTTCGGCGACGATCTGGTCGACGTCGGCTTGCGTGTAGATGCTTTGGGGCACTAGTCGTCCTCTTTTCCTCGAGTCGTTCCGGGTCAGACGGCGACCGTTGTGACATCGCCCTGCTCCTGGAGCAGCCGGTCGAGATCATCCCAACTGAACGTGAAGTAGCCGCCGTCGCCGTAACCGAGCCCCCAGCTGTTGCAGGCCCGTACCGTCTTCGCTTCGACGTCGATGGCCACGAGTTCGAACTCGTGGCCGCCTCGCACCTCACCGGAAATCGAGACGTTGCCGTACGGGTCGGGGTGGTCGAACCCCTGATACCAATTCACGCCAACGATGACCGGCTGGAGGACGAGCGCTTCGAGGGCATGTTGGAGCCCGAACGCATGGCCGTAGGACTTGATGTACTGGTAATGCTGTGCCGCCTTCGCGGCGGCGAGCCCACTCGAGCCGGTGTCATCCGGCGGGTACTGGCCCGGTTCACTGTCGACGGTGGTCGCGTACTTGTAGAGCTTCACCGCGGTTGCTTCGGTGAGGCGGCGACCCCGATGCCAGTACGGGTCGGTCATCAGGAGGCCGGCCATCGCGTTGCCGGTACAGGATCCCAACTGGCCCTGATCGAACGGCTTGCCGTGACGGGTGTGGGCAACGGAGCGCAACACGACCGCACGGAGCGCCTGGTAGGCAAGCGACCGGGGATCATGTTCAACGAGTCGACCGAGGGGATTGGGCATCAGTGCCGCACGATGAACACGAGCAACGCGATCACAAGCAGCACTGCAATGATGATGATCAGGAGTCCCATCAGGAACCTTTCATCTGGTGACCGCGACCACGATGGCCGCGATGATCCCGGCGGCACCGATGAGCCACCCGATGTATTGGGTGAGCCCTTCAGCCCGACCGGTGCCCTGATTGACTCGCTTCTCGAGGGCAGAAATCTTCTCGTTCTGCCCGTCGAACACGACTGTCGCTTCCGAGCGGGGCATCAACGTCGCGGCCTGGTCGGCGAGCTGGGCGCGGAACTCGTTCACCGCATCGAACCGTTTCTCCGCCGCGGTCTCCGCCTTGCTCACAGCTTCCTGGGCGGCGAGCAGCGCAGCCGACACGGCTTTCTCCTGGGCGAGAAGCGCGTCACGCAGAGCGAGCTGCTGGGCATCGAACCGTTGTTGGTCGCGGACGTCTTTCTCGGACATCTGTTGGCTAACCGCTCGGAACTTCTCCATGTACCGCCGGTCGGCCGCGTCCATGAGGGCACCGAGATGGATGAGGACCGTGTCGTTCGTCCACGCCGAGATGTTGCGTTCAGTTTCGCCGGACACCTGCCCTCACCGTCCTCATGCCGGTGTCGCAGTACCCGCCAACTCCACATGCAATGCCCCGCCCGGAGCCGGTTGTGCTGCTTGGACCGCGTTGATGTCGGGGATCGAGTTCCACCAGTCATCCGCGATCGGTACGAGTTTCTGGCCGACGAACTGGGCGAACGCCCACTCCTCCGCATTCACATACCGTCGCGTCTGGCTGTCGGTGACCCACACCCCGACGCTCGTGTCGCTGGCCTTCGTGATGTAGAGCGGCATGTCGTCATCCTTCTGCGCTGGGGGCGCTGGGTGGCCGACCGTGTAATCGGCATGCACGATGTTCAAGTCGGTATCCGCGATCGGTGACGGGGTCACCAACTGGCTGATCAACGTCCCTTGACCCCAGGTGATCGGCACCCACGACCCGAGACACAACCCGTGCGCACCCCGGGTGAAGCTCTCGCAGATCGGGACGGCCCCGTACGCGAAGAACGGGAGCGTCGCCACACTCGCCCAGCCGCGCCCGTATTCCGACGCATCCCAGTTGTCCGCCGCGTTCCCATCGCTCACGACCACCGCGATGGAGCCGGTGTGGCCTTGGTGTTTGGTTCGAGACTCGGCGAACTGGCAGTCGAACACCCCGGCCTGAAATCCTTGCTGCGACCGGGTCGAGACGGTCTCCATGATGTAGGTGACAGTGATCCCCCGGGACCGCAGACCGTCGATGTAGCTCTGGTCGGGGAGGGCGTTGCCGCAATAGACGAGCACCTCATTGATGCCGACACCGAGGATCGTGTCCGCGCTCGGCCGGGCGTAACTGAAGTCGAGGGCGTTACGGGTCACTTCGCGACCGGAGGCTGCACGTTCCCGCCGGGAAGGGGATCGTTGGCGCGTGTCGAGACGAGCAGAGACGCGAGAGCACCAACTGTCGTACCGATCAACGTCCACACCACCTCCGGTACCGTCCGATTGTCGAGCAACAACGCGAACGCCCCCGCGATCAACACGAGGGCGATGAGGCCGAGGAAGATGAGCACGAGACTGATGGTCTTCTGACTCGTCATGATGCTCCTAGCTAGGTCCGTACCCAGTACACGAACACTTCGGGGGAGTAGTTCCCAAGCCCGCCAGCGAACGACGAGATGAGGTTCAACCCGCCACCGGAATCCTGGTAGACGTACAACTCGAGATAGTCCGCCGCGGCCAACTGGTAGAAGCTGCAGATGATCCCTTCCGACGAATGCGTCGCCGACGGTTGCTGAGTCGAGATCGCGATCATCGTCGTGGCATTGACCTCAACACGTCCCTGTCTGGTAGCACCGGCGGCGGAGACCGCCCATGACCACGACGCACCGAACAGGTACTTGCCGGCACCACCGGTCGGGACCGTCATCCGCGAGTTGTTCGACGACGTGCTGTGCACCGCGGCGTTGTCGAACCGTTCGAGATCGAGCGCGACAGGGGTGACGGTGACGTTCGTGATGCCGAGGTTGACGCTCGTGTAGGCCCGGCAGCAGGGGCTATCGGTGGACACCCAGCTTGTGTTGTCGCGGACGTAGGTGTTCAGGAACGCGGCGGTGAGGATCGTGCCCGCGGTCGAGGTCGCCGGAGTTGTGAACGGCATCAACGCACCTCGATGTACTTGGCGAGAGCTTCAGGAACATCAAGACCGACCGGGACCACGAGCCCGTTCTTCTCCACCGACGGTTCGTTCAACAACCAGCGGTTGTCGCGTTCGAGCTCCTCGAGCGTTTCGCCTTTGTGGGCATCCCAGTTCTGGTTCACGATGGGACGCACGGCCAAGAAGCGGATGGCGGCGGCGAGTAGGAACGGTGACGGGTGCCGGACCTTGAACAGGAGTCCGCAGTCGAGGCAACACCCGAGCGGGTTCCGGTTCCAGACGAACGCCCCACTGTTACAGGTGCAGTCGGCGAGGTACCGGCCCCGGTTGATGTAGGCGTCCCGTTCGGTCATCGGGTCCGTTGTCCACGGCACGAGTCCCTTGTGTTCGAGGGTGTCGAGCCAGAACATCTCGATCTCGTCGACCGTGTCGCACTGGTAGGCGTGGCGTTGGTCGGCGATAACATCGGGGTAACCGTCATCCGGGTGTTGTGGCGGGTTCGCCAGGTCCGGTGGGCCGGCCCAGATTCGAGTCGGGCCGCCCGCATCGACGTACATCAATACGCCAAAATGTTCGTATCCAAGAGGCCGTGGGCGGCGTCGTCGAGGATCAGGTAGTTCCCGACGTTCGGGTCGACGGTCGCCCCCCGAAACACCGTCGTCCATACCGGCCCGACCCCGAAGCTGTGTTCGACTCCTTCGATGATGAAGTCCAGGGAGATTTCGGAGTTCAACCCGAGCGGTGTCCGTTTCACCGTGATCCGATCACCAATCAACCGGCCCAACACCTGGGGCCACAGCACCGTCGGGTCGGTGCGGGGGAGCAGGGTCATGGACGCGAGCCTGGTGCCGAGTTCTTTGAACCGGGCGACCAGCCAAGTGGCCCGGTCGTACATCGTCGCATCCAACGAGTCTTCCGAGACGGGTGCAGCCCAGTTCCGGGCCCCGTACTTCCCGGTCCCCGATGTCGTCGACGTGTTCTGCACCGACACCGTGATCCCATCACGACGAGCCGCCGACACGGGGTTACGGATCAGCGCCGTATCGCGGAGCAGGTCGACGAACTGGTAGCGGGGTGACGCATTGTCGGAGAACGTGGTCTGGCTGACTTTGGAGCTCGTGTCGAGCAGCGGTGAATGCCGACTCCGAAAGGTGACCTTGTTGTCGGCCGACATGAACAGGAGCCCGAGTTCGGTGTCCGCCCAGTTCTGCATCACCGACATAGCGGTCGCTCCCGCTGACCAGTTCGCGGGCGCCAGGACTGACACGCCGGTCTGGAGGTCACGGTTCGCGGCGGGCCAGGCGATCGCGTCGAGGAACCGACCGAGCCGGGTACCGACCGTGTCATTCGCCCAACCAGTGAACGCGGCCGCCTGTTTCGACTGGGTCGTCGCACTGATCGCCGAGCTGTACACCGCGACTTCGTCGATCGTGCCCCGCTTCAAGATCGAGACCGGGGTTGTCGAGGTGTTGTTGGCCCCGAACCCGAAGTCGCCGTAGCCGGTGTCGAGGAGGTTCCCGACGCTGTAACCGTTGGCGCAGGTCCCGAACCATGCAGGATGACCGGCGGTGGTCACCTGGGTGACGTCCACCCCGTCGGCGTACATGCTGAACGACGACGAGTTCGTACAGACGACGGAGACAAGGTGGGGTTTGTCGTCGTCGACCCGGTTGGTGGACATCACCCGACGGATGTTCGTCCCGTCGTACACAAGGCAGCGGAGCAGTCCGGGAGTCGTGTTGTCGGCGGTGTAGGAGAGCCGGAAATAGATTTGTGGTGATGTGACCGTCTGGCCGGTTTGGAACCCGGCGAAGATGAACTTGGCGCCCGCCGGGTCACCACCGCTGCACTGGATCGCCGCCGAGATCGTGAACGGATACCCGGCGATGAGTGACGGGTTCTGGATGATGACCCGTTCCTCGTTCGAATGGGCGAACGTACACGCCCCATCCGAGTCGTTCACCACGAGGCTGGGTTGGCCTTGCTGACAGTTGTCATAGAGGCCGTAGTTACCGTTCGGTGACGTGTCCGACACCCGAGCGGTCTGCGTTTCCCCGAGCCGCAACCAACACGACGGGCCATCGTTCTGGACTTGTAACGCCCACGCCGACGACGGCAACTGGATCTGGTCGAACCGTTCGAACGCATCCTTCGCCGTGATCGTCGTCACGAACATCTTGTCGTCCGGTTGGGTGTGCCCCCAATCGGTGATGTACCCCTGGAACACCGAATAGGTGGTCGAGCTCCAGTTGGAGGTGACACGGATCTGGCGCATCGGGGTGATGTTCGGGTAATAGGTCGACGCCGTGTTCTCCGGATCGAACAACCTCGTGGCGGTGCGAAGCTCGAGGGTCATGGTCCCGGCGGTGAACCGGTCAATCTCGTACTGGCGACCCCGCGTCGTCTTCCCCGACGTCACGTACTGGGAGATGTCATCCCACACCGCCGTCGCATCAGGCCCGGTGGTGGGGGACCATTCAACGATGACGTTCGGGAAATCCGCAGTCGCTGTCGTCACACGATCGCCCGAGACGAGATTTTCGGGCCACCCGTCCGGTTCAACGTGGAGGCGACGACCTCGGTGATGATCTTCCCATCCAGGACAAGTTGCACGACAATCGGACCTCCGCCACCGGCGTTACTCGCAGGCGAAGAAGACCCTGAGGCACTAGCCCGCATCATGCTCTTCGAGACGACGAACTCGCCGGGGGTCAGCATCGCCGGCACCGAATCCGAGTTCCCGGTACCCGGCACCAGTCCACCTTCGGAGAAGCCGAGCGCCCCACCTACCCCCTGAAGGATGCCGCCAAGATTGTGCGGAATGGAACCGATCGCATCCGCCACAGCGTGTGCCGTTCCGATGATGTCGTTCAACATACCGAGGATCGGTGACAGCGCTCCCGATATTGCACCCGCTACCGCGCCCGCGACGGCTACGACCCCGTTCCAGATCGCGGACCACGCTGCCGCGAAGAACGAGAGCGTCGAGATCACCCCGGCAAGTCCACCTTTGATGTAGTCGAACGCACCCGAGATGAACGACGCGGCGTTCGCCGCGTACATCTGCACCGCGTTCCAGATGTTCTGCCAGTTGGTGGCGAACACATACGCCGCGGCAGCCAGCACCGCGATCACTGCGACAATCACAAGAATCGGCCAGGTCGCGGCGATGGTCGCGACGGCCGCGGTGATCATCGCGGCGACGTAGGCGGCGACTGCGGTGACGAGAAACACCCCGAGGGCGACACCGAGGATAA